GATTATTACTTCTAAAAGCGTAAGATCATGCTTATAATGACCCATATTTTGAAGGGGTTGTATTTCGTAGAACAACCTCTGCGTTGCGTGATGGTGGTGGTCTTTTCTCAGAAGCAAAGAAATTATTCGCGCCATTGAAACCCAAAGTTAAAGAAAAAGATATGATTGTTGAATTCCCAAACACAAAAGGTGGGAATATCAAGTTTACACATCTCGAATTAGAATCTGATGCAGAGAAAAACCATCAAGGGAAGCAGTATAGTTTTGTGGCTTTTGATGAGTTGACGCAATTCTCTCAAGAACAATTCTTGTATTTGCTAGGACGATTACGTTCGGAGTCGAGGTCTGATTCTTTCTGCATGGCAAGTTGTAACCCAGATAACTCTAGTTGGGTTTTATCATTTGTAGAAGATTATCTTGATGAACAGGGCTATCCTAACCCAGAATGGTGCGGAAAAATTAGATACTTTGTCATTATAGATGATAAACCAGTGTTTGCTGATACACCAGAAGAAATTGAAAAACGATACCCTGACCTTGTGTGGAGTATAAACGACGTTACCGGAGAAAAAGTATATATTCCACCACTTTCATTCTCTTTTATAGGCGGGACAATTTGGGATAATCCTGCACTAATAAAAGCCAACCCACGGTATCTGTCTGCATTAAAAGCACAAACACCTATCAACAGGGCTAGGTTATTAGATGGGTGCTGGTATGCTAAACCACAAGGGTCTCAATACTGGCAGCGTGAATGGTGTAAAGCTGTAGACGCCATCCCACCAGATGCCACAGAATCTATAAGAGCTTGGGATAAAGGTTATACAGAGCCATCTGATAAGAATCGCTACCCTGATTATACAGCATGTATCAAAATGTGTAAAGATACTAAAGGGTATTATTATATTGTTGGTGATTTTGCAAAAACATCAATAGACCCTCAAACAACAGTGTACGGTAGATTCCGTAAGCGTTTTGGCGAACGGAATATGCTTATGATTCAACAGGCAGAATTTGATGGAACTGAAACCTTAGTAACTATACCAGAAGAATCTGGTGCCGGTAAAGGTGAATTCGAGGAGCTTTGTAAATTATTTAATGAGGCAGGTTTTAGGGTCAAAGGAGCACCAACAAGTAAGAACAAACTTGCCCGTTTTGCTAACTTTTCCTCTGCCGCACAGAATGGCTTAGTATATATAGTTGAAAATTCATTTCCAAACAAGGCCACACTAGAAGCCTTTTATAGAGAATTAGAAGGTTTTGATGGTAGCAGAAGCACGGGAACTGTTAAAGACGATTGGGTAGATGCTATATCTGATGCGTTTAATGTTTTACAAAAGAAAAAAGTTTACCGCACACCAGCAATCCTTCCTATCAATGCCCCAACTTCTATTTCAGGTTTATCTCCTGTTTATTAAAATATAACTAATCTTGGAGTAATAATTGGCTTCTGCCGAAACAACAACACCAACAGAAAACACTGTTGTTCAAAAACGTCCAGTTGGTCGTCCTCGTAAAAACTCAACACATCCTTTAGATATCCAAAAACAACAACAAATTAGTTCTCCTATTCAAATGGCTACTACAACAATGACAGAAGATAAAGGCATTGCTAATAACATGTCAACTTCTCGTCTTCGTTTAGGTGAACTTGGTTCTGAAGGCATGGCTGCTATTCGTGATATTACAAACTATCTTCAACCTTTAGAACTTCGTTGGCCTACTTGTTTAAAGACCTATGAGAAAATGAAACTAGACAGCACAGTTAGTGCTGCTCTAGATTTAGGTTATATCTTAATTGAAAAACGATTCAATGAAGGAAAAATTCATTTTAATAAGTCTTCCGAACGTTCTAAAGAAGCAGCAGAATTCATTGAGTGGTGTTTTGATAATATGGATGGACAAACACTACGGTCTATTGCTAGAAATGCAGCTACGTTCCGTGAGCATGGTTTTAGCATTCTTGAGAAAGTTTATACACGAGTTAAGGATGGTAAATATAAAGGTTGGTTTAAAGTTTCCAAACTTGGTTATCGTCATCCACTAAGTCTTTATCAAGCAGAACCGTTTGTGTTTGGTGGTGATGGTAGAGAATTAGTTTCTATTAAACAAGATCCTTCATTCTTTAAGAATTCAACTGGTTTCTTTAGCTTCCCTAACTCTGTTCATTCAGAACCTATTACAATTGAACGCAAGAAGTTCATTTTGTTTGGTTATAATGCTACTGATAGTCTACCGCTCGGCCTCAGCCCGCTCTGCGCTGCCTATAAAGCGTGGAGAGAGAAGGTTATTCTGGAAGACTTAGAAGTAACAGGATCTTCTAAATCCTTATCTGGTATGCCACTTATTTATCTTCCAAACGATATATTGACTAAAGCAGCAATTGATCCAACTTCCCCAGAAGCTAGAGCAGTTAAAGCACTTGATTCACAGATGGCAAGTTTACATGCTGGTGAACAGGCATATATGCGATTACCTAGTGATTTGATTGACGGTTCATCTACAACACGAGCCTATGAATTACGCTTTTTGGGGATTGACGGAAATTCACAAGTTCCTAATACTAAAGACTTAATCAATGATCGTAAGAAAGCTATCTTAGATCGTCTTGGTGCTGGTTTTATCAACTTAGGTAATGATTCAGTTGGTTCTTATAATCTTGGTGAATCTAAATCAAACTTGCATGGTCACTATGTTGAACGTGATTGCAACATTATTGAAGAAGGTCTTAACAAAGACTTGATTCCTCAATTGCTTGCAATGAACAACATATTTTTACCAAGTGACGAACTTCCTTACATCTTATCTGGTTGGGCGGAAGATCCTTCTAAAGACGAAACAAGTAAAGTTATTCAGCGAACTGCGGCTGTTGGTTTCTTACCTGCAACTCCAGAAGTTATTAATGAAAACTTTGCAATGTTGGGTTACAACTATCGTGTTCCTGATGATATTGCAGCAAGTCCTGAGAAGTGGCAGGAGTATATGAATATGTATATGCCTCAGTTTACATCTAAATCAGGTGCTGGTATGGAACAAGGCACAACTGGAAACGGAACAGCTAAATCAGCATCTACAAGAGATAATTCTATTTCTAACACAGAAAATGTTTAATATTGTAAGTTAAAAGCAAAAGAATATATCTTAATATTAGTTTTTGTTCATGAAATAGTTGATTTATTTTAAAAAATATGTTAAACTTATTATAATATCTGCGGGTTATTCATTAACTTGCTTCAATCTATTCTCTTTCTCTCCTCTAACATAATAATAGTTCATTCATATCTCCTCTTTGTTTTGCCCCGCAATGGGGCTTTCTTTATGAATGATTTATTCTTGATTATAACCTTGGAGTTATTAATTGGCAAAACATAGTGTAACACGTTTTGCAGATAGTCAAATTTATAATAAGCCACATCTAATCCTTCCTGATAATCTTAAACAAATTTGCAGTTACTTAGAAACTCGTAACGGAACTTCTGTTTGGAAAGATGAAATTGTAAATGCTGCAATCAAATCAAACTTAGCTGCTAAGGATTATAAAGAATCTTTAGGTTATGGAGAAGCAGATGATTGCTGTGAACCTTGCATTTATTCAGTCGAAGGTAATGTTGCTTACTTAAATATTGAAGGAACTTTGACTTACAAACCAACGATGTTTTCTATGTTGTGCGGTGGTGTTAGTTATTTAGAACTTCAAGACGCTGCAAAAGAAATTGCTCAAGATTCTAATATCAAATATGTTGTCATGACTTATTCAAGTGGTGGCGGTGAAGCATATTCTTGCATGGAATCATCACGTTTTATTCGTAATGAATTAAAATCTGCTGGTAAACAAATTATCACTTATGTAGATGGGATGATGGCTTCTGCTGCATACGCACTTGGTTGTAATGCAGATGAAATTATTATGAATCCAGATGCCCAAGTAGGTTCTATTGGTGTTGTAGTTCATTTAGAAGATAAAAGTGAACATCAAGCAATGGAAGGTGAGAAGGATGTTTGGATCTATGCTGGTGATAATAAAGTTCCTTTTGATACAGAAGGACACTTCAAACAAGATTTCTTAGATCGCTTACAAGCTAGTGTAGATGAAACATACGGAGACTTTGTTGGTTTAGTCAGCGAAATGCGAAGCCTGACACCCGAAGCTGTTATCGCAACACAGGCAACTGTCTATCGTGCAAAACAAGCATTAGATTTAAAACTTGCAGATAAAATCATGACTCGTTCTGAGTTTGAAGGTTATATCGCATCTTTAAGTGAATCTATGGAAGATATTGAACTTCCTTATAAACCTTCTCATGAAGATGATGAAGATAATAATTATCAACCTTTTGATGGTTGCGGTGGTAAAAAGAAAAAAGCCATAACAACATCACCAGAATCACAAAATTTAAAAACGGAGATTGAATCCTTGGAAAACCTAGAAGAATTGATGGCAATGAAAGCTGAGTTTGAAGCTACTAAATTGCAAATGGCTGAAATGGCTGCTCAAGTTGAGCAACTGAATACACTGAAAGCACAAGCCGAAGCTCAGGCTGCACAGTTAGCATCTGAAAAACTGATGCGTGAAAAAGAAGAAAAATTGCAAGCTTTGTCTGCGTTTAGCTTTATTGATGATTC